GAGTATTTTGAACTGTTTCTAAAACAATATTTCTTCTAATAACTCTTATATTCACATTATTAAAGGAAACACATTCGTTGTCAACAGTGTTTTGGTTATATTCCTTAATGTTTTTGAATTCACTCCAATATTTTGATTCCCAGGCATATTTATTATACATTCCATTAGGAACAAATAATTTGCATTCAGTTTTGGTTCGTTCATCAAATGAGTCATCTTTGATTGAAAATGGAACTCCTGTACAATATATTTTATCTATATGACAACCTCTAAAAGCATCACTTTCTATATAATCCATTGATTCTGGGAATATGATTTCTTGTAAGTTTTTACAATTGTCAAATGAATGTTTTAATATAGCGCATTTGCTTTTTATAGTTAATTTATTAATTCCTATACATCCATAGAAAGAGTATGGCCCTATCCATGTTACAGAGTTTGGAATATCTATTTTATTTAGTTTTTCACACCCCCAAAATACCGAACCTGAAAATGTCGTTATTTGTTCAGGTAAAGTGATATCAGAAAGATTTGTACACATGTAAAAAGACTCGTATCCAAGTGCCAATGTTTTTTGTGGCAGTATGATAGATTTTAGATTAGTGCAATTCTTAAAGGCTTCTTCCGGTATGACATTGTCTTCATCTCCTTCTCCGTGAATATAAGAATCGAACATATCTACATATTCTAAAGATCCATTTTGCACCATATTCCTAAGTACAATAATATCTTCATTGTTAATGTTGCCAGTTAATGTAATGTCTGAAATATTATTGATTTCTGTATTAATCTTAGAGAAAAGAGTACCGGCTATTTCAAGATTTATAGTTCGTTTATTCTGTGCATTTGCAGAAATAAAAATAAATAGAAAAAATAGTGTTTTCTTCATTTTGTTTGTAATTAGTTTGTTTATTGTTTGATGATTTTTATAGGACCATTGCTGTACTCCTTTGTTACGCATCCTAATACCAGGTCTATATGTCTTATGGTTTCTTTAGGAATCCGGATAGGAGAATGAATCAATCTTCCGTCTGAATATGTACTTTCATTGCTACTGTACGCGAGAATGTAGTCTTCTCCTCCATCTTGAAGTCTTTTTGTTATCCTAAACTCTGTAGTCTCAATAGAATAATTGCGTCCCCATATTATCAATCTATTATCTTCTACTCGTTTTAATGCAAGGATACTACCACTTGGATACTCAATCATGCTATCTCCATAATGACGGATTGCTGCGGTTGCTTCTGGGAACCAGTCGCCGGCGTCTATCAATTCGGAAGGAGCTATGTGACCTGAATTATCTGCGACCATTGTGTTGACACCTCCAATGCTTGCAACGTCATCATAAAAAGGGATTCGTTTTTTTTCACGAAAAGAATCTGAACTACTTTTTAAAGTAGATTCTCTTTCGTTGTTTATGGTTTCTACATTAGAAGTGGAGATTTTATAATAATATTTATTTACAATTTCTTCTCCAAAATTCTTTCGTAGAACATCCATTTGCTCAGTCGTTAAATCTCTATCGCTTTTTTCTTGCATAGAAATATTGTTTTGCTTGCAACCAAATAAAACAGCAATTTCAGATTGTGTCTTATTAACTTCTTTTCTTAAGCCTTTTAAATTATACATAACATCAATGATATATCATTTTTTATTATCTTTGTGTCGGAATCAAGTTGCGGATGATACCGACTAAATTGTTAAACTGTTCCCGTAAGGGACTATATAGGCGACTTCCTCAAACCGCAACTTTGGGGTTGTCGTCTTTGCTTTATCACTATGGATGACAATAATAAACTTCCGTATCAACAGGCTACCAAAGAGTCTATTCTGAATTTAGCAATTGAACGCTATAAATCAGATGTACAAATTCAATGTGATATTTGGAATAGACGCAATGTTAACGCTTCTTTTCCATGTCATTTGAACCATCTACTTCAATATTCGGGATTAAAACTGTTATCTCCCGAAGAGTATAAGAAAGTCCAAGATGAGATAATTGAAAGCTTACATAAATTACTTTGATTGCTTAGGCATAATACCTAATCGTGCAATTCTCGAAACTAATTCTTCATATCCTATAATTTTATCTGTATCTTTTACTTTTGTGAGCAACATAAGTATTCTATTTTTCCCACTCTCTAAAACCTTGATATCTTCTGGAACAACAATCATCTCCAAAAGCACCTTAACTATTGTATTACAAGTCTCAATTTCTCCGATATTCGAAAAGTGGTATAATGAGCTTATTCTGTAATCTAAAAATCGATACTCAACTCCTAAAGGATCAGACTTAAGTAAAATGTAATAATAAAAATCAGAAATAGCATTGGTTGTTAAAGCGTTATTTCTTTCCGTGCTTATGAGTGCCGCGGTCTTAGCTTCTTCTAATTCCTTGCTTTTCTTATTTATATCTATAAATGTATATATCTGCCATCCTATTAGAATTGTCACTAACAATGATAATACTCCTACTATCACTCCTTGGTAATCAAATCCCAATTCTGCTTTATGCGGACAAGCTACACATATTGCAACTAAACTAATAAGTACAGCTACAGAACTTAATAATAACGCCCAACTCTCTTTCTTCATAACCACTCTATATAATGTACGCAAGAATACGGAAAGGTTAAATAATGTTTATGTACTGAATGATTGAATTTCATGGAATCATATTTGGGTTTTAACTGATAATATGTTTTCTACAATAAAGAGTTTTCTTATTTTACTTTTGTGTAATTTTATATCATCATATCTGGAATTTTCGCTACGTAGGATAATATAGTTTTTTTCATCCTGTTCATATCTGCGGATATATTTAATCATCCTATATTCGTCTAAAAGTATTAAATAGATTTGCCCGTAGAAGATGTCTTCCCAGTTAAATATTTCTCGAATAACAACTCTATTCCCATTATATATTACTGGTTCCATGCTATCACCATTAGCCGTTACTATTTTGGCAGTTTTACTTATTTCTGGCAAATTAACTGAACCGATAATTCTATCTTCTGCAAATTCTATTTCTCTATTATCCATCCCGCAAGTCGCATCTATATCATATACTAAAGTCCCACTAAAAGAACTTTCGTTTATGTCAGATTCGGTTATTTTTATGGTTTTGTTATATGAACTTTGTTCATTGTTGACAACCGGGAAAATCTCACTGATTTTTTTGCTCATGGTTTCGTTATATGGTACACGACCATTTATCATATCAGATAAATATGTCTTTTTAACCCCTAAACTATCAGCTATTTGGGATTGATTGAGTGAATATTCATATTTAATCCTGCTAATTAAGTTTTTAAATTCTTGATTTATAGCCATAAAACATAAATTAACTATTTATATATGAAAATAGTTCATATATAGCGTTGATTATATGAATTAAGTTCATATCTTTGCATCATCAATCAATCACGAAAGCAAAGGTAAGCGATCGTGTTGAGTAAAGCAATAGTATGAACATATTAAAATGTATGTTGCTGAATAGTTCTTTGAAATGATGATGCAAATATTAAACTATATGGATTATGGATAGATTTTTTCAATTTCTTGATTTGCTGGCGTTGATTATAGGTCGCATTGTGATATGTGTTGCGATAGGATGCCCTATCGGTTGTTTGATAGGTCATTTCATTGTGTCAGTTTTGATAAAATGAATCCGCCTATCACGCCTATTATAGATGCTATGATAGTTACGATCCATCCCATTGCATTCATTTGCAAAGTAAATCGTTTTTGCGATTTTAGGGATTTATCTTGTTTGGCATATCCGCCTTGTAAAATAAATCCCTTTCCCTTATCTGTAATATGATACGCCCTTCCGTTCACGGAGGTACGAAGTACTACATATTCATCAGCTACAAGAATGTTGATAATATCTTGGCATGATCGATAGTTTACGGAAACTCCAAGATAAAAGCACCTTAGTATAGTATCTTTCTCTATTGGTGTGTATTCTTTCATTTCTTTGAAAGGTTCTCGATAGTTCTCTGCTGGCTCTCAATGATAGAAAGTAAACGCTCGGAGGTGATGGGGGCTGGTTCTTCGGTGTTATATTGACTTCTAAACATACTTCCTTTTTCTCTAAGAAGCCAATCAGGATTAATATCTTCTATACTGTTTAGTATTAGAAGCACGGGTTCTATACCAAAGCTTTCGCCTGCTCGCATTAACTTGCGAACATATACCTCTGATTTTCTTATTAATACGGATGCTTCTTTAACGCTGATATTCTTTGTTTTAAGTATCTCAGCAAATCTTTCATTTATTGTCATATAGTTAAAAATACTAAATGGTATAATATTTAATACTGATTAGTATTTGATGATACCAAATAGTATTATATTTGCATCATCAAACAATCAATCACGACAAAGATACAAGATTGATTTAATAAAGTAAATAGGATAAACATATTAAAATACACGATTATGGCACGATCTTATGAAACAGCATTAGCAGAACTCGAAAACAAAAAAGGCGAGTTAGAAGCGTTGAGCACGATTGGCGAAGAAGAAGTCTGCTATATATACAATGTAGATAGCAAGTCTGAGATCGTGAAGATTCTCTCTAATGAAATAGAAGTTCTTGAAAGAGAGGTTGAATATCTCACCCCGCTGGACTGGTCTAACGATCCTGCTATTGAAATCTTCAGTAGTTATGAAGCAATGAACTCATTTTTATACTAACGCATATAACACACACGATTATGAAAACTTCAAATTTTAGACACAAGGTATTTTGTATGGCTTATGAGTTAATGAGAGCGACCGGTAAAGCGTTCGCGGTATGTCTTTCACGCGCATGGGCATTGTACCGTTTGACAAAACAAATGCACAAAGGTATCGTATCATTCGCCTATGAAAAGTCTGATGGTTCACTTCGCAAAGCCAAAGGTACGCTTAAAGACATTCAGAATCTTATCAAAGGTACTGGTTCTGAAAACTACAAGACGGTTCGCTATTTCGATATTGAGGCGAACGGATTCAGATCGTTCAAAGTAGAAAACTTCATAACGATTTACTAAAGCAAAGGGCATGAGTCGAAAGTGTTCGGCTGGTGAAGAAAGGCGTTTCTGACCGGGTTCGATTCCCGGACGCCCACAGTAAGTTCTTTGTCTTATTTCAACCTTAGCACTCGCAGAAATGGAGTTTAAGCGAAAGGATTACAAAGTATAATGTATAAACGTGGTGAGCTTTGAGCCATGACCCACAGGGATACATTATAGATAAAAGAATTGTCAAAGGGGCAAGTTCCTTGCGGTGTTATGTGTCAGACATTGGTTAACCGTTGCCTCTTTTCAAAATACAACCTGGTTCTGAAAGCGCGACGCTGCCTATCGGATGGGCTGCCGGGTACAAATAAAATAAATGATATGGAAGTTTTAGGTGTATTTATATTCGCAGGTGGTGCTTTTGGAGCACTTTTTTTCATCAATATGCCGATGGTTACAAACCTTATCTTATTATAGGAAACTTTTTAATAGCTGTCGCTATATCAGGTCTTATAGTTTTTGCTATAGGCCTTTATAGGTACTCCAAAATGCCTATTTATGAATATAAAGTAAGTGCGCATTATATTGATGGTAGCACAAAGACGCTATTATTTGATAGTAAATATGATCCTAAAATAAACGCGGCTCGTGGGACATATTGGATTGAATACGGCGCATATACAGAACTTGGCGTTGTGAGGTTTGAAATAATAAGCAAGAAGAAAAGATAATTAAAATATCATAGCACATGAATTACAACATTGAACTAAAACATCAAGAAAAAGACAATCAATTGACAATATCCATACATGTTGAAGATTTGCCAATCAATTGTCTGAAAAATTTGGAGTACATAAAAGAAGATGCCGAGAAAGCGGTTACTTCTTACTTGGACCTTTTACGCGGAGAGAAAGTTAGTCATGAAAAGTCTCCAGATAATCAGTGAAGCATTTCAAAAGGAACAAGAAATTTTTAAAGACATCGTTTTCTTGCGGAAACGTTTTAATTATACACCCTTTGCATTTATTTGGCAGATCTACCAACTCTCTATTTAAAGGCAGATTTGGATCAAATGAATAAACCAAGTGGGTAAATTTTATAGCTTGTTCATATAACGGTTGTCCATCAAGAAACATCTTGCTTATTGATGGTTCAAAGGTGTTATACTCGTCAAGTAAATCTTCGACTTTAGAACGAATGTCTTTAGCCATGCTCAGGTACTTTTCTGATTTCATACTTCTTAATTTTTAAAGTTTGCACCACAAAGTTAAGAAAACCCTCTGAAGAGGCGCGAAGCTACTGATCGAATCAGCCGGAGGGCACAAATCAAATCAAACAGTCATGAAGGTAATTTTTTATTCAAGAGTGCAGCTAATTTTATTCATCTGCGCAGTACTGATGTCGGCTACCTGTTTTGTTGGCATGTTCTTTAATCCGTTTCACGTATTAACATTCGTGATGTCGGTTATTCTAACGATCGCCATTTATAAAGAAAAAAGTTGGTAACTATTAATAATAATGTATATGGAAACAAAAGGTATTGAAGAAATGACAAGAGAGGAACTGATTGAATTGGTGTCGTCTCTTAATAAAGACCTCGAAAGTACAAAAAAGGACCTCGAACTTTATAAAGATTGGAAAAATCGAGAAGAAGCAGCCAAAGTGTTAGCTGAAAAGAAAATGTTGGCTATTAAGGCTTTTCTTGAAGTTGTTTAATTCGTTTTGTGTTTAGATTAGCAAAAGCAGCCGGGTGAAAACCCCGGCAAACGGGCGGGCGTATGGAATGCTCTGCACACAGCCGGAAGTGTGTATGCCGGATCGTTACCGGTTCCGTCCACATTCAATTAAATATAATCAGTTTATGGAGAAAAAAGTGGAAATTATGCCTCGTATGAGAGACTTAAAGAAAGGGAAGAAAGTAGAATTTCCTATCGATAAAGTCTGCACAGTGCGCAACAATGTTTCATTGCTTAATGCACAAGGGTACAAAAATGGACATAAGTGGAGATCGGAAACTAATGTTCCGAAAGGGATAGTTACAGTATTTAGAGATTCCTGATTCAAACTTTAAATACACACGATTATGAAAGTATTTACCGAGTTAACGCCCGAATGTGACATTACAGCACAAATGTACGCAGCCGGGTATGAAAAAAAGGAGATTGCCGTATTGAAGCATCGTGCAGTAAGTACGATAAATAACCAGCTTCAGACAGCATTTTTAATTTTGAGTGTTCGGAATGGGAGGGAGTTGGCATTAAAGTTAGCCGAGAGGATATCAGGTATCCGGTTGACGCTGGACTTTTCGCCGGCCATGAGATCATTTGTTGCTTGTGTACTTTTGATTATTCTTTGTGTTGATAGTCATTTAGACATGAAACGGCAACAAATCCGAACCCGTTCTAATGCCAATGTAGAACTTATCGCCCGTGTTCGTGTAAGAATTAGAGGGCGTAATATGCCTTTATTATATGGAACTTGACGTTTGGCAATTACAGAAAATAATAAAAGCGGCCGCGAAAGAAGCTGTCAGCGAATATGCGATCTCCAAGGATCCGGTCATTGATGAGATTACGGAAACGCAAGCTATACGACTTGGATTTGGTAGAAGGTGGTTGGCTCATCAGTGCGCTACGGGAGCATTGACTTGGAAAAGGGCTGGTGTACATAGGAATAGTCCTAAAGTTTATTCGCTGAAGAAACTTAAAGAATTGAAGGATGGTATAGATCCTTTATTGAAGTCTCTAATATAATTACTAACTAAAAATATAACAATCATGAGTTTAATCAGAAAATCAACGGAATTGAATATTCCAACAAACGTAAAGATGATGATTTACGGTCAAGCAGGTATGGGTAAGAGCACAGTAGCTTTGAGTGCACCAAAGCCTCTGTTGTTGGATTTTGACAACGGTGTTAAGCGTATGAATATGGCTCATTTGGAGAATATTGACACTGTACAGGTCACTTCTTGGAATGATGTTCAGCTGGTTTTGCAAGAAGATTTGTCTGTTTATCAGACTATTGTGGTTGATACCATTGGTAAGATGATGGATTTTATCATCACTTATAAATGTGGAACCAGGCAGCCATCTATTCGAGATTGGGGCGGTATCAATGCTGAATTTTCTTGGATGACAAGAACGCT